AAGACATAGACCCACAATTTAGATTAGATGCAGAGGTAGCACCAACTTTTGTCGTGAAAAATTACGACATTGACACTGGGGAGTTCCAAGTATTCTATAATGATGGTACACTTAACAATGATGAGTGGTACGGTCCTCTATTCATGGATTTAGATTCTATGAGACCAGACCATGAAGAACCTATAAGATTCCAAATTGCACAATACGTATACAATGCTGTCGAAAGTTCAAGATTAGCAGAGTGCAACATGGATGACAGTAAACAGGTACTAGCACAAATGATGGGTGTAGAGCAATCAGTAGATATGGTAGAGTTGATGAAACATAGACAAAATCAAGCAGTAATGGAGGAGACTCATGTTGATCCTACATTATCTGCAGCACAAATTGTCAATATATTCAGTGAAGATGACTTTGACGAGCAGTTTGAAGCACTTAGTGCTGAATTAGCAGAGGACTAACATGCAAGAACTCGCTACTACACCTGATGCGAGAATATCAGCATATTCATTCGGACAAAGTATATCACAGTTCGGTGTAACAGTATATTCATGTAAATCAGCAAGAGAAGGTAAAAAGATATTTGGCAATGACCCTGATCCTACCACTGAAATCATGGTAGAAACACAGGATGATATTATATCTGCACACATTGCTAGTAATCCTAACGGGAAAGTAGCAGGATATGAGGATATCATACGGGAGTGTGGTAATACATATCAAGTGCATTATAGAACAGTATCGTTTGGTAGTACATGGAAGAGTTGCTCACTAAAACCCGCAGGATATTCTATAATATATCACAACGGTGCACATACAAACTTTAGATTTCCTGGTTTGAATAGATTAACATCTATGGAAGCAGGAGGACTTGTAGCATGCTCTGGATTTGATAGTAAAGTTGCTACAGGTAGAAAGATACATTTTATAAAGGAGACTGACAGCTTTACACCTCATGGTATTGGTAGTATAATAGTACCAATGCATGACTGTTGGTATCATAAAACTTTATTGAGACAACATTATCCATTTCCAATATCAGATGCAACTACAATTCAGTTGACAGTTGATAAACCTACAGTTATAGTAGAGTTTTATCAGGGAGAACCAGACGTAGGTGAATTTACTAAATTATGGTTAAACCAAATAGAGGACGGACTTATTGAAATCGTGACTAGATGAAGAATGAATACACAATCAATGATCAATTAGATCATTTGACTGTCTTATATCATAGAGGATGCAAACAAGGGTTTAAGTTTTTTGGTGACGACCCAGAAGAGCACAAATATTATATCAAAGACGAACATTTAAAAATATTAGAAGATACATGGCAGGATAAAAAAGGAATATTTCCTTTAGATTATCTAAAACGTTTTTATGCACACAGCAGATGCCTAGTATTTACTAAAGGCATGTGGATGAGTGAGACAGCAAGGTATCCACAATATCTCAGGTTTAGACCAGGTGCTAACCTGAGTTTTCGTGTGTCTGGAATGACAAGGTTTACATCATTGACCGATGGTGGAGGTGCTCTCTGTGTTGGTATCGACCCTGATGCAGGAAAAATGCCATGTTTACGACGTTTTGTGCATGTTATTGACACATCAACTATGTTTCAACCCATGTATAGTAACTCATACCTCATACCTACAGAGAATTGTGTATATGGCAAGAAAGAATATCGTGAAGGATCTATTTTTAGATCGAGTGATGATCCAATAACAGTGACTTTCCAAAACAAAGGTTATCTGATAGAATATACAGAGGAACCTTTCACTATGGAAGAAGCTGTGCTAAACTATGGTGGACAATGGATCACAAAACATATCGAGGTATTTGATAGATGATAACATTCTTTGATGGAGACAGACCAGTATGGCAAGACCATAAGGACTATCCATGGAATGAATATAAACATCTGGATCGTGATAAATTTGAAAAATTACTCACCATGATGATAGATGCGTACCCAGATGACCCACTTACAGAGTGGTTAAAACGTGGATTTGCAATCAATGAGGGAGACTCTACTATATGTTTTCAATCATTGAGTGGACGTCGCATGATGCAATGGGACATTGATCATTTTGATGAGGAAGATGCTGAGTCTTTTGACATAATGTGGGGAGATGGTGAAGAAGAAATTGATTGGGGTGACGATTGGTAAAAAATGTGTTATAATTAAATATAAAGAGCAATACAATGCCAGTATACAGAGACTATGAGATTCGTATGAATCTTAACGAATTAATAGAAAAAAGAGTTCCATGTTGTGACTTGCTGCATCCTGACCACTGTTTTACAGAGTCTCAGGTAACACAAATTGCTCATGATATAAACATGGATCTTGATTTGCACCCCATCTACAAACAAATAGATGAGCATATCCTACGATATGTAAAAGCAGCAAACATAAATAACGACGACCATTGGGTCGAAGATAAACTTAAACACCCCCACGATTAACTAGTATGACATTTAGCGAAGAATTAGGTTACCAACCAGACGTACAAGATTGGATCCACACATTACCAAGTGGATATGAAGTTTGGACAGAAGCACACTGTGATGTAAGCAACTGGAGACTCCCACAAGATTACGGTATACAAGGAGTAATGTTTGAAGATCAAGATGGTAATCTTTATACTGCAAGAGAGACAGCAAATAATCTTAGAAAATGCATGGAAATGAGAGATGTTCCATTTAGTGACAACCCTACTCGTGATGGAACAAATACTACAGAACGTATCTATCATTATGGTAATGTTTTTGCTGATCCTGAGCGTGGTGTAAAACTAGGAATGGATGCAATATACTATGATGTTGATGAGAATGATCTATCAGGAGGCAATGGTAGAAATGGAGCAAGACTAAAACTTGGTATTCCTGGTTACATGGTATACAGAACCAAATTCTTAACTCCAGAAGCAAAAATCAGACATTCGATGGCATCACAACCTTCTAATGATAATTCTGAGTTTGAAGAGGTACCAACAAAATTTGATGTCAAAGCGGGTATTATTACTCTTGTAGAAGTTACTGGAGAATACGAAACAGATCAAATTGAGGAAGAGTGTAATACATATGGTTCTCATTTAGTAATGATAGATCTTACATGGGTGAAAAGAGAAGTCAAGAAGGAACTCATGAAAAGTGGTAAGTATGAGTGTAAAGATGATATCTTAGACTTGAATGATGATTTCTATAGATCTTTCATAGAAAATCATGGTGACAATGATCCTTGGATCCAAGAAATATGGAATAAGTCTCTAGATGGCGACTGCTTAGTTCAGTATATTAACTTAGGAAACAAACAACTAAAAAACTACTATAAACCATTAATAAGGAAACAGAAAGAAGCAAATGACAACAACATTCCACTACATTTGATATGGAATTTTGATATTAAAAAACATAAGGCAGGTACCTCAACGATACAAGCACAAAGAGATACAGCATTTACCAAAGAAATGCATACCTATGAAGAAGAACATATAGATGTATTCATGAGGAGACATCCTAATATTGATTCTAAGTTAGTGTTCCCATGGAACCATCCTGATGCTCAGAATGTTGCTTTAGCACAAGATAGGGTTGCCGAAAAGGACGTAGCTGTGGTAAGATTAAAGAACAGACACTATAATTAATGTCATCATCCTTAGTGCATAATAAAAGAGCATTTTGTCCTCCTAAAAATACTCCAGACAAAGACATAGTTATGACTCCTGAGTATCTTGCTAAGGATATCATACAACATTATAAACCAGAAGGAATAATACTTGACCCATGTAGAGGAACAGGAGCATTCTATGATAATTATGATGCTCTATATCCACATACAAAAGATTGGTGTGAGTTAGCAGAAGGTAGAGACTTCTTGCAGTATCATCGTAAGGTAGATTGGATCGTAACTAATCCACCATGGTCGATGATGCAACAGTTCTTATGGCATGGTATGGAGATAGCAGATAACATAGTATATCTGACCACTATCAATCACTATACTACAAAACGTAGAATACGTGAGATGAAAGAGCATCACTTTGGTGTCAAAGAGATCTATTGTGTAGATACTCCTAAGAAACCATGGCCACAGTTGGGTTTCCAACTAGCAGCAGTGCATACACAACGTGGATACAAAGGAGGAACCATCTGGTCTTATCAATGAAGAATACTATATTATTTGGAGACTGTAGAGATACACTTCCTACTATTGATGTCAAAGCACGCATGTGTGTGACTAGTCCACCATACTACGGACTACGTAACTATGGAGGAGAAGACAATCAGATAGGACAAGAGGATACACCAGAACAGTTTATTGACAATCTGGTAGAAGTATTCAGAGCAGTGCGTGACGTACTTACTGATGATGGCACACTATGGGTGAACATAGGTGACTCATATTATAATTACAGACCTGGCAAAGGTCAAGCACTTGTTAAACAGACAGTATCTAAGACAGAACGTGATCAACCACAGACCTGTGCAAGACGTGCTAACAAACTAGAAGGACTTAAAGAGAAAGACT